TAGAAGACCGTGTAGTAGCCAACTTATCTAGGGACAGCAACAAACTAGGTTTATTCTTAGAAGGCCTAGACGGTCACTCCCTATCTGCTACCTACTATTACCCTGCTAGGGTTAAGGACATTATAGGTCCTTTTACAGATAACAAAGAGGCCTCTAAACTTCTAAAGGCTATCGTAGACGACAAGGATCACCCTAAACATAAAGATGCTGTATCTGTCCGTCAAGACAGTAAACCCATCTCTTTCGGCTTAGCTTATGGCGCTTTCCCTCCAAAGGTTGCTGCTACTGTAAAGATCCCCCTAGACGAAGCTGAGCTCATATTCAACGCATACCACAATGATCTATTCCCTGGTATCACAGAATTCCGAGAAAGCTACGTACTCCCTACAGCCATAGAGAACGGACGCATTCACCTAGGGTTAGGTTTCTACATCTACACGGATGACCCTGACAGAGACATCAGGACGATCAACAACGCTTGCTCTCAGTTCTGGTCCATCCTAACAGCCTTAACGATAAACCGTTTACATGCCTTAATTGATGAAGCAGGGCTACAAGATGATATCAAAGTAACCTCAACCATTTATGACTCCATATATTTTGAAGTAACCGATGACCCAGAAATTATCAAATGGCTTAATGACCACATCATTCCAGTCATGACAACTGACTTTATGGAAAACCAACTTGTTCATAATGATGCAGACCTAGAAATAGGTAAGGACTGGGCTAACTTAGAGGTCCTGCCTCACAACGCTTCCATCGAAGAAATACAAACCATAAGGAACTCCCTATGAAAGATGCACTCGGAATCCCGCTAAAAGTAGGGGACACAGTATACTTAGCGCATTCACATACTAATACCAACTTTTCAGGTTTGACAAAAGTTCTAAAACTTACCTCCAAAAGAGTAACTGTATGGGATCCCTACTTCCCTGATACTCCTAGTAAGCTTAGTGTACAACCAGAACGTCTACTAAAAGTGTCTGACCAGATCAAAGCCAACCAAGTTAACTACCCCGAACTCTACCTATAAGGAACCTAATATGGCCCATTTCTACGCCTCCATTCAAGGTAACCGTGGCGAAGCTACTCGTTGTGGTTCTAAAACCTCTGGCCTTACCTCCACTGTCTCAGGGTGGGACATCGGAGTAGAGGTCACCTTAGAGTACGACGCTAACCTAGGTACCGACATAGTTCATATCTATGCTACTGAAGGATCTAACGGATGCTCTCGAAAACGTATCCTATCCTACATCCAAAAGGAAGGTAGACGGGTTATCCTAGACACAGAACATCCAGAGGTCTTGCTATGAATCTACACAGAAAGTTATATAATGCGGTATATAATAAACGTCTTACTATATATGTAAATACTACTCCAGTCTCTGTAAAAGGGTCTGAACACACTACAGTCAAGGTAACCCATAAGAAGTTAGCAGCTAAGCGAAAAGCTGTTTTAGACTCGATCCTAAAGGATTTTACTTATTACGCACTACCAAAACTAGGGGTGACTCTTGTAGTTTCATCAGATATGCCTGCAGACGAAGTTAAAAAACATATAGCTGCTGTAGGTCTTTCTGCTATTCTTAATAAAACAGAAGAACTAAAAAATCTCCATAAAGAATTGGCAGATACACTCTCCATAGTTTAATAGGATGGTCGGTTATCCTTTTTTAGCAAGTAACCTACTATCATACGCTATTTAACCCCCTATGCCCCTTAAGTTCGCCTCCTAAGCGAATGACAAAAACTATTAAGGTGGAGTCAGGATGTTCGATTCGTCCATAGGGGACCACATTTATAGGCCTATGTACCAGTTAGTTACAGGTGCACTGCATAGGTCCGCCAATAGGTTTTATTTTTTGTCCTATGGCGCATATACTAACCTGTAACAGTTAAAGACAATTACCTCCTCTACCTCTTGCGATATGCAGGTAGTTCTTTTGTGCTTTAGCGGACAGCCCGGAAAGACGGGCCTTAATTTACTCTCAAGGAACTTTATGACTATTACTCTACCTCTTTACTGGACCCAAGAATATAAAACAAAAGCGGATAAGACCTGGTTAGTAGGTATGAATGCCTATAGAAATTGGCACCATTTCACCTCCAACAAATGGAAGACTGATTTCCACGAACTAGTAAAAGCTCAAATCCCAGCTGATAGCCCTAGCTTCCAACTCTTCCACCTAGATCTCCGCATTTATTATAAAAACGTGTGTGATGGCTCTAACATAGCAGCCCTAATGGAAAAGGTAGTTTTAGACACCCTTCAAAAAGAAGGCATCCTAGTAAACGATAACGTAAAGTTCCACCTTTCTTCTACCTGGTCCGTAGCTGGTCAGGACAAGACTAACCCTCGTTGTGAAATAACTATAAAGGAGGTAGAATGCAAATCCGCTCAATAGGTTCGTATGAAATCGTATTGTACGATAGTAAAAATTCCCGTATACTAGAGGAAATTAGCGACCTATCTATGATAGGTTCTAGCAATAAGGCCGAACAGTTGTTAGATGCTGTACCTGAAGCTACCTCTTATACTGTAAGTCGTATCCTTTATAACAGTAAATACAATGTTTGGGCTCCTAAACAATAAAACTAAAATAAGGAACAGCATGAAACTACCTATAGAGACAGGAAACCCTTTATTCGGTCTGTACCTTTACCCTCAAGCTAAACATATTATGGAAGAGCAACAGGATAAAGCATGGACCGCACAAGAAATCCCTGTAGACAAAGATATATCTGATTACAGAAACAAGATGTCAAAGGAACAGTACAATATGGTATCTGTAACCCTTCAACTCTTCGTAGAGATCGAACAAACTGTAGGGGAGGTATGGGAAAAGATTGCTCATTGGTTTCCTCACAGTGAGATAGAGGGTTGTTGTGCTGAGATCTCCCGTATGGAGAAGTCTGTACATGCTTTCTTTTACCAAAAAATGTCAGATGAACTAAATATCAACCCAGAAGACATTTTAAAGAACCAGCAAACAATCCAAGTACTGAAAAGTAAACTAGAATTCTTAAAAGAGATTACATCTAACTTACCAAAAGATAAACCTCTAGCGTTAGCTACTGTAGCCTCAATAGAGCAAGTTCTACTGTTTAGTAACTTTGCAATGCTTAAATCTTTCCAAGCTAACGGTCATAACCTAATCACCAATACGATTACTGGTGTAGAGTTTGTAATCCAAGATGAGACCTTACACGGAGACTTCGCTGCCTACTTATTCAATACATATATGAAAGAATCAAATATGCGTGAGTCTACCAGAGAAGCTTTAAAACAGGACATCCACAAACTCCTAAAAGAAGTAGTAGCACATGAAGATTCTGTAATCGAATACGTATTCGGAACACAGGAGTCTATTAACGATATCACAAAAGATCAACTTAAGACATTCATCCGTTTCCGAGCAAATGAGACTCTTAAGCTTCTTCATTATGATCCTATCTTTGAAATTGGTAAGAACCCAATCAAAGACTGGTTCTACCGAGGAAAGGCATCTATCGTTCAACACGACTTCTTTAACTCAGGAACTTCCCAGTACAGACGAAATTGGAAAGTTGACAACTTCTCAGTCTTACAATTTATGGAGGAACCTAATGAATAAATATGACCAACTCTCATTCCAACGCAAGGAACTGCAAAAACAAGACCTAGCTCCTGCATGGATGTCTACAGCCTCTTTCCAAATGATAACGGAAAAGGCTTATTTAGATAGGGGTGAAAATCCTCGTGATATGTATACTCGTATCGCTAAACGTGCCGCTGAGCTTACCCGACTTCATAACGTAGAACGATGGGGCTACTCTTCATGGGAAGACGCTTTCTTCGACGTAATGTGGAAAGGTTGGCTTTCACCTTCCACCCCTGTCCTAACAAATATGGGCAATGAACGAGGTCATCCAATTGCATGTTCTGGCACCGATCTATCCGACAGCATCCCAGGCTTCTACGACGCACGTAAAGAGATAGCTCAGCTCACTCAACGTGGTTACGGAACCTCATGGTGCCTAGACGCAGTCAGACCTAGGGGTTCTGCTATCTCTAAGGGAGGTACTGCTAATGGACCTATCCAACCTGCATCGGGTGCTGTCCAAGACTGTCGTGAAGTCTCCCAAGGAGGAACTCGTCGTGGTTCAATCGGCCAATACTTAAACGTCCTATCTCCAGACTTTAAGGAATTCGTAGACCAAATCATTGCAGATGATGACGGTTGGAATATAGGCTGGAACATAGATGAACGCTATCGTGAACTCTTTCGTACCGATCCTGCTAGTGCAGAAGAAATCTGGAAACAGATGCTGAAAGCCCGTATGGTCAAAGGAAAAGGCTACCAACTCTACTTAGATAAAGTAAACCGTGACCGTCCTCAAGTCTACAAAGACCTAGGTCTCCACGTAAAGCACTCAAACCTTTGCTCGGAAATCGAACTCTTTAATGACAAAGACCACTCATTCACTTGTGTACTTTCTTCGATGAACATAAGTAAATGGGACGAATGGCATGACACTAAAGCAGTCCAAATCGCTACGATCTTCTTAGATGCTGTAGTAGAGGATATGCTAATTAAAGCTCGTCAAGAAGAAGGTTTCGAACGTATCATAGCTTTTACCGAAAAGTCCCGTGCTATCGGTCTTGGTGTACTAGGTCTATCCACCTACTACCAACAAAGTGATATGATATTTGGTGACTTCGACTCTATTATGTTCAACCAAAAAATGATGCGTCACCTAGATACCGAATCTTTAGCTGCTTCTAAAACACTAGCTACAGAAATAGGTGAACCAGAATGGATGAAAGGTTACGGAGAACGTTTCTCTCACCGTCTAGCCCTTCCTCCAACTAAATCTACAGCCATCATCCAAGGTGGGATTTCTGAAGGTACTATGCCGGTCTTCGCCAATGTGTTTGAACAACGTACTGCTGGAGGTATTGTTTACCGTATCAACCCAACGCTCCTAAAGTTAATGAAGGAACGTGATACATATAACGAAGATACTATGAAGCGTATATCGGAAGCTCAAGGATCTATTCAAGGCGAATCTTGGCTTACTTCTCATGAAAAGAAGGTATTCAAAACTGCTTTTGAACTTAACCAAGAAACCATCATCTTAATGGCATCTCACAGGCAACGTATTATGTCAGAAGGGGGTGGAGGTCAAGGCCAGTCTACTAACCTTTACATCCAAAAAGAGGAAACCGAGGAAGAGATCTCTCGCCTACACTATATAGCTTGGCAAGACCCTTACCTACACTCACTCTACTATGTCCACTCCTTAAACGAGGATTCTGTACATCAAGTAGACAAAAGTGTATGTGAAGGCTGTCAAGGCTAAATCTTAAGCTAGGGTAACACCTAGCTTACTTAACCAAAAAAGGAACTAAAAATGCAAAACTATAATGACCTAATGAAACTAGTAGCCACTCTTAACGATCAAGATGCGGCTTATTCAGAAAAACCAACCAAAGCAGAATCTGCTCGTATTCGTAAATCTCTAAACGAAATCAAGAAACTAGTAACTCCTGCCAAACAAGATCTAATCGAAGCAGATAAAGGGTAAAACGATGTCACATTATTCCAACCAAGCCGAGGCTTATGAGGAAAAGGTATCGCAAATCGAAGAGCAAATGAAAGCAGCCTTAAACGAACCTCTAGATCTAGATACCACCCTAGATCAACGAGGGGACCGTTACGGCTCTTTCGTTTCTCATTCCGCTCTATCTCAAACCCTCAAAAACACAATCATGCAACACTACTTCTTAACCCACGGTCAAGACAAAGCCACTCCACTTCCACCTTACATGGTAGAGGCTATCTCAATGATCTGCCACAAACTTGCCCGTATCGCCAACGGTGACCCTCACTACGACGACTCTTGGCATGACATTTCAGGCTATGCAGAACTAGTGGTAAAAGAACTAAATAAATCTTAAAGGAACCCTTATGGAAATCCCTATGCTCCTAAAACCAAGTTTACCTGAACGTGCTTGGGAAACCTACGTACCAATTGTAAAAACACGTAAAGGCTATACAGCTTACTTAACAGATAATATCGCAGATGTCAGCGAATACAACGAACTTTGTTTCATCTTATCTCAAGCCCAAAGCGATGAAGAGGTCACTCTTATCATCAACAATCATGGTGGTATGATCGACTCTGCCTTAATGATTCGTGCCGCTATCCAAAGCTCTCAAGCTACGGTAATCGCTCATTTATCCGGTACAGTAGCGTCAGCTGCTACTATCATTGCTCTATCTTGCGACGTACTAGAAGCTGAACCTCATATGTCTTTCATGATTCATAACTACAGTTCAGGAGCTCACGGCAAAGGTCACGAAATGAAAGCTCGTCAAGAGTTCATCGATCAAGAACTAAACTCAGCCTTCCGTACCTTCTATAATGGATTCCTAACCGACGACGAAATGACCTCTGTCATCGACGGTAAAGATCTATGGCTAAATACGGAAGACACAATGAAACGTTGGGAACAAACACATAAAGGAGACATGTAATGTTAGACGACAAATCTATCTCAGACCTGCTAGGCAACCTAGGTGGCAGCTCTACTATCCAGACACCTTCAGGAAACCCAGACACAAACAACCTAAAAGTAACTACCCTAGCTAAAATCGAAGGCATCGTCAACCAAGACGAAATCAACACTGCTCAATTAGCAGCCTTAAAAGAACTAACCAGTCTATTGAGCGTACTGCCATGACCTCTATAATCCAGTCTATCTACGACTTCAACCACGAAGCCGACCTAGTTAAGGGTGGTTATAACGACTACTTAGAGAGCTCCTTTCAAATCGAGGAAGCTCTTGAGGGTTTATCTCCTGAATACATCATGTACTCAATGCATGGTGAAATCCAAGATACTCTAGACGGATCCCCTACATCTCCCAAGGACGTAGCAAGACACCTAGTTCAAACAGCCACAGCATCTACTACTCCTATCCCAGACGTAGACCGCCTAGATAAAGCTTGTGATGCTGTAGTCTTCGCTATAGGCTCCATGACCAAGCTAGGTCTCTCTCCTTCTCAAATAGAGCAAGCTCTATCTGTAGTAGTGGAAGCCAATACAGCTAAACTAGGCTGTCCTAAGGACCCTCAAGGTAAGCTAATCAAACCACCTAACTTTAACGAACTCTACGCACCTGAACCAAAACTCCAAGAAATTCTAGACCAAAGGAGTTGATATGGAATTTATAATTATAGGTATAGTTACTGCCCTTAACCTTATAATCATACTTAAAAAAGTATCATTAGGAAGATATGAAGATGCGGTAATAGATACCTCATTATTTATTTTTGTAGTAGCTATATTCTCAGGAACATATAGCGGTATGGTAGTAGGTATGATAGCCTCTATGGTGGTTAGTATATATCTATACAAAAACCCACCTAACTATTTTCAAGGCTTCTTTAAGTCAGATAAAGCAAGCATCATTTGGCATAATATTAAAACTATGAATCCAGATGGGCCTACTGCCCCCAAAAAACGACAAAATTTTGAGGACTTATAATGAAAAATTTCATACAATCCATTGGGATAGTGATGTCGTTAGTCATACTTACAGTCCTCTCATTTGTTACGCTTTACGTATCCTACATACTAGCAATAGGTATATTAATAGTAGGGCTTATATATATTGTATACTCCCTACTAAGTATGACTAGATGAGCCCCATATAGGTCTCTTCTTTAACTAGTGCTGGTGTAGTGATATTAGTAATTATCTCTACAGGATTGGAGTTAGTAAATACATTAGTAAAGGAGAAATCCCCATCTGTTCCAAACCCTTTAGTTAAGAATGCTTGATCTTGTATATTATCAAGGTCTATAGCTAATACTGCTAATGCTAGTACTGCAGAACTTCTGATAGGATGTTGTAGTGCAGTAGTAGCAATTACTCGTTGAACCCTTTTCACATACTTAGTGAACATCAACACACCAATCCTATTTAAGTACTCTTCAAACCTACCGTTAGGTTTATTGTAGTTAATAAACGAGTCTAACAAATGGTTTATCCTATACTCCTTAGACTTCTCTAAAAACTCATCCCTTAAAGCACCTGTTATCTTTACAGGTTTATCGGATTTAATACCTATAGCTTCTCTTAACGCTTTAGGTACAACCCTCTTACCATCCATCATAGCTGTCTCAGCTCTCTTCATCTTCTTATTCTGCACATCTCTAGC